ATGGCAACACCGAAGAAGAAAGTAGTGGTCGAAAAGATTGCTAAGAAATGGCTATCGACTGATGAAGCTGCATCATACATAGGTATGGGAAAATCATTCATCGTTGAGTTGAGAAAGAGCGGAAAGCTACCACACTGCATGATAGGTCACTCTGCATTCTTCCTCGCAAGCGATATAGATAATCTGCTTGAAAGCCATCGTGTGTATTAATGAAGTTTTGTTTCATATACCACCAAGCGAGGTGGATGGGCGAGTATTACATTTCGTTTTTGACTTAATCTCGCCCAATATGGTTTCGTAGCTCAGTTGGTCAGAGCGGTCGGCTGTTAACCGATAGGTCGTAGGTTCGAATCCTGCTGAAACCGCAATTCTTTTAGAATCAGATTATCACTACAAGTGATGAAACTGAAAGCTAGAGAAGAGTTCTTTGACATATTGATAAAATGCACAGAATAGTATGCGCATATAAGAATTGTAGTAAAGGAGCGGCACTGGCACGCGGTGAGATTACGAAAGGGTATGCGATATACGTAAGACTAGTAATTCTGTTATTGATGAAATTATCACCGATGAACTACCACGGAAATGATATTGGCATCCAGCCAAGCGAGAAGAATTGTCGTGGAAAGCAAAGGGTAATGACGATTACAAAGATAACAGTCTAGCCAACTCTGAATAGAGTTGAGTCAAAGAATGAGACTATAACACTTTAAAGTTGAGAACACTCTCGTACTTTAAATACATAAAACAAAGAGATACTTGGTGTAAACGGAAGCACACCATACAACTAGAAGATACCGTTCTTATCGTATGGAAATGTTGGTTCGAGTCCGATAGTATCTCCAATAATTATCTGAATTGTTTTGGTGAGATTGCAAGAACTCAGCGAAACTGAATGTTATATTTAAATGCAGCTCGTCTGTGAAGATAGGCTGCACAAATTGCAGGTTTGAGCAGTGGTAGCTCGCTAGGCTCATATCCTAGAGGTCGCAGGTTCGAATCCTGTACTCTGCAACATTATTTTTAGGTGATACAAAATAAGGTTTATTAGTTTTTTAGTTATTATCGAAAGGCATATTGTTCGTGAGAATAGCATGCCTTTTAAAATGGTTCTATGGTGTAACGGTAGCACAAGAGATTTTGGTTCTCTTAGAGATTGTTCGAGTCAGTCTAGAACTACTGCAATTTTTTTCATCTATGTACTTCTGCTTGTGAAAGTAATAGTGCTTTATTTATTATACACTTTTTTAAGTGTTTCTTTTACTTAAATAATTTATCTTTTTTCTCAACTGCTTGTGATAAGTCGTTGAGTTATGCCCTTAAAGCAATTAGGTAATGCGCTACATACGCAGATTTAATGCTCCGACCACAGTATGTAGAGAAGATGGCTCGATACCATCTAAGGGCGCATTTTTACTTTGTCATATAGAAATGATTAAATTTTAAAATTAAGCTGTTTTCCCTTGGCGGTCAGATTATTAAGTTAGTCTGCCGCCAAGGTTTTAACAAAAAAAAAGAAAGATGAAAGTAATATATAGTATAAAGGTTCACCGTGACAACCTAAAAACGCTGCAAGGTTTGAAATGCTTGCAGTATGTTGATGTCGGCGAAGATGGCAAATCAATCACTTGTCAGTTCAAAGACAACAAGACTAGAGGTTGTCTGATTGCTCATACAAATGATTGGCTTGTTGAGTTTGCGACTGGAGAATGGCAGAAGTTTGGCGATGCTGCTTACCAACAACTAGTTTGGAATCCGAGTAAAGTATCTAAAGAATATTAGCCATGTCTGCTGTTAGAGTTGTTCAACACAAGTACACATCGAGAGATGGTACTGAGTACGATAGTAGAGAAGAATATCTGTATCACCAAATTCTTCTTGCTGATAAACGAGTTTTTTGTGTTCATAGGCAAGTGAAACTCAACATATTCAAATCCCTTTATATGCTTGTACCGAAACAACTCAAAACAAAGGTTCGGTACGATAAAAGACTGATGGTTAGCGGTCATAGCTATAAACCAGACTTCATCTTCTGGGAAGACGGAAAATTGATTGTTTGTGATGTAAAATCAAAGTACACTCATTCTCTTAGGGAATTCAGAATAACTGCCAAGGGGTGTATCAACAAGATTGTCGCACACAACAAGAAACGTCATAATGGTGAGCCGTTTGTGGTTTTTCGTGAAGCTATCCATATCAAAAAAAATGATTGGAAGATAATCGACTATCCACCTGACGGAAACAGTTATTGTGAGATTTAATTTCATTCATAATTTCAAAATTTGGTTAGTTGTTAAACCGCCCCTACGCTGACTAAGGTTGTCGTAGAATAGGATGTGGAGTTGCTCTTTGGGCAAGAGTATGAATTGAAAACGCACCAAGGGGAAATAAAACCTCTCGTAAGTTTGGCATGCGGTGTGTCTTTTGAAACCTCGGAAACGAAGCATCCTTTTAAAAACAGTTTAATAGATGAATACAAAAGAATTAGACGGTTATCTGAAATTTCTCTCAGAAAAACAGACTGCCGTTCAAGAAAGCGGTTTTGACGTTGAGGATAGTGATTTGAGTCCTCAACTATTCCCATTTCAAAAGTATTGTGTTAAGCGAGCATTGAAAGTTGGTCGCTTTGCTATGTTTGAAGACTGTGGGTTGGGAAAGACGTATCAGCAATTAGAATGGGCACAACAAGTGGTAAATCACATTAATAAGCCTGTTCTTATTCTTGCACCATTGGGTGTTACAGGTCAGACAATCAAAGAAGGAGTTCATTTCGGGTACAAAGTAACTGAGATTGCTCTTACGACATTCGACCAGGACTTGGATGCTGGTATCTATATTACCAACTATGATAATATGGATAACATAGATGCTTATCTATTTGGGGGGGTCGTTCTTGATGAGAGTTCAATATTGAAGAACTTTGCAGGTAAGACAAGAACCGCTCTTATTGAGGATTTCAAGAATACACCTTATAAGTTGTGTTGTACCGCAACTCCTTCTCCAAACGATACTACCGAGCTTTGTAATCATGCAGAGTTCTTGAATATCATGACAAGAAACGAAATGCTTGCGATGTACTTCGTACATGATGGCGGTTCTACATCTGATTGGAGACTGAAAGGTCATGCACAACAAGACTTCTGGGATTTCGTTTCCACTTGGGCAGTCATGCTCAGTAAGCCATCTGACATTGGTTTTAGCGATGATGGATATATTCTTCCACCGATGAATGTTATTGAAGACTACATCGTTACCGAGAAGAAAGATAACGGTGCTCTCTTTAATGATATGGCTGTGTCTGCAACGGATTTCCACAAAGAGCTTAGAAGAACTATCAAGCAACGCCTTGAAAGAGTTGCTGAGATTGTTAATGCTTCTTCCGAGAATTGGATTATCTGGATTGGGCAAGATGAGGAAGGTAAGGTTCTTCGTGAACTGATTCCCGATGCAGTTGAGGTTAAGGGTAGTGATAGCAAGCAATACAAGAAAGATAAATTGCTCGGATTTACCAATAACGAGTTCAGAGTGCTTATCACTAAATTGAAGATTGCATCATTCGGTCTTAACTATCAGAACTGCCGTAATCAGATGTTTGCTTCACTTGATTTTTCATTTGAAGCTACCTACCAAGGTATCAGACGTTCATATCGCTTCGGTCAGAAAGATGAGGTGAATATCCACATCATTACTCTTGATACGATGCAGAACGTGAAATCATCATTCGAGGAAAAGCAAAAGCAGTTCCTTGAAATGCAGAAGTCTATGACCGAAGCTATGTGCCGTAACATCAATAATCAGATAAAATTAAAGAAGATGGAAGTTGATAATAAGTATCAATCAAAGAACTGTGACATTCGCCTAGGCGATTGTGTACAGCTCATTCAGAATGTTCCCGATGAGAGTATAGGATTCTCTATTTTCTCTCCTCCATTTGCGGAACTTTACACATATTCCGATAAGTTAGAGGATATGGGTAATTCAAAGGACTATAAGGAGTTCTTTACTGCCTTCAAATATCTTGTTAAAGAACTATACAGAGTTCTTTGGAGCGGTCGTAACGTTGCCGTACATTGTATGGACTTGCCTATCCAAAAAGGTAAGGAAGGATATATCGGTCTTCGTGACTTCTCAGGTATGATTCTTGAAGCATTCCAAGAAGTAGGTTTCATTTATCATTCAAGAGTAACGATTTGGAAGAATCCTGTAACTGAAATGCAGAGAACAAAGGCACTCGGTCTTCTTCATAAGCAAGTAAAGAAAGATGCGGCTATGAGTCGTGTCGGCATCCCTGACTATCTTATGGTATTCCGTAAGGAAGGCGAGCATGAACACCCAGTTCATTGTGATATATCTGTTGATACTTGGCAAAAGTACGCTTCGCCAGTGTGGATGGATATTGATTACTCAAATACTCTCAATGGTTCTAGCGCACGTGGTGCTAATGATGAACGGCACATCTGCCCACTTTCTCTGGACATTATAGAAAGAGCGGTTACTTTATGGAGTAATAAAGGCGATAAGGTTCTTACTCCATTCCTTGGAATCGGTTCAGAAGTATTTCAATCAATTAAGATGGGTCGCTTTGGTGTCGGCTTTGAATTAAAGGATAGTTACTTTGATTTGGCGGTAAGAAATTGTAAAGCTGCCGAGGCTGATACAAATGCACCTACATTGTTCGATATGTAATTTTTCATTGCCCTTATATATGCGATTCACGTGAATCGGTGTGGTGGAACTTGCGTGATGTTCACTATGTAATAGTCTGAGCACTGCACCGATTATTCTTTGGATATTATTTTCTTTCATAACCAAGCCCAACCGATGATAGTGTTCCTTGGGCAAGAACGATAATGGTACGACACTGCTAGAAATAGTAGCACTCTTGAAATATGGTGGCTATCATCGGTACTTTAGATGTCTTTAGAATAGATCAATGTTTAACGAGCCAAGGCAGTTCCGACCGACCATCGGGAAATAGTCAATACGATTCTTGTAGGATTCATCACTTAAATTTTGCCAACTGCCGAGGCTCTTTTTTTTGCAAAGTATTGGAGGTGTATAATGGCGAGATTAACGCTTGAAGACTTGCGAGCAGACCCTTTGGTAAAACCAGATTTTGATATTCTGAAAAAAATAGGCTTATCTGAAAATGAACCTTGGGGATTTGTTTGTAAGATGTTAGATTTTTGTGATGATGAATATTTTAATCTTAAAGCTAAGAGTATGTTCACTGTATATATAGCTGGTTATTTTTCATGTTTTCACAAATTTAATTTAGAAACAATTAAAGAAGTTTTCAAATAATGAAAGGTATGTTTTATATTAGCTATCTTGTTGCTATGCTTGTTCTTGTAGTTGCTACTGAGATAATCAACTTCGCAAGCAAGACTGTATGCGGCAAAAAAGTTATCAAATGTTTTGATTTATGAGTATAATTTTATTTGCACTTGCTGCAACCGCTCTTATGTTCGCAGTCGTTGGCGCAATATCAATGATGCTAGGTTGGGATAAAGAAGATTAGCAAAATGAGAAGCGAATCAAGGCGCAGCCAGCTCGACCACGAAAGATATATGAGAAATCGTGAAGAAAGACTACAAAAGCAAAGAGATTATTACAGAGACAATACTGAACTTTGCAAGGCTAGTGTAGCACTATGCAAAAAGAAAAGAGTAGAAAGAGAAAGATTATTATTGTTTAATTAATTAAATATGTAGCTATTATGGCAAAAGATAAAATTAAGTTGGTTTTCGAGATTGACCGTTTTAAGGTTATCGGTTGTGTCGCACGTAACTGTGAGACAAAGGAAGAGTACGATGAATTGGTGAAAATCATCAATGGTACTGATGAGGTTGTTCGCAATGACAAAGAAATCGAGAAGACAAATTGTGTACTGATTCTCGACCAGTTGTTGCACGACAACGAGAATTTGGCTCTTCGCAAACGTTTGGAGAGCGAGGATGAAACACTTCACAATGGTGAAGGTGGCAGTGGTGATGGTGACGGCAACGTAAAGTGCATCGAAATCAAAGGTGAGGTTGCCAAAGAACTCTTTGATAAGATTGCTTCTTTGGCTGATAATGGAAAGGATGGTGAGTAATGAGAGCAAGGACAGCATCTTGGTATGAGACTAGAATCAAGTACCAAAAGACGATGGAGGATGGCTCGGAAAAAGTAGTCAACGAACTTTATGTTGTTGATGCACTTTCTTGCACCGAGGCAGAAACATCTATCATTGATGAAATGAGTTGCTATATTAGTGGTGATTCTGCCGTTACAAGCGCAAAGAAAACCAACTATGGCGAGATTTTCTTCTCTGACTTGGATGATGATGATAAGTGGTACAAGGCAAAACTCCAGTTTATCACTATTGATGAGAAATCCGAAAAAGAGAAGCGTTCTAACGTAACTTATCTGGTTCAGGCTAAGTCGTTGGCACGTGCTCTTCGATATATTGATGAGGTAATGGGGAAAACAATGATTGATTACGACATCGTAGGTCTCAACGAAACAAAGGTCTTCGATGTATTCGAACATCACGCTCCATCTTCCGAAAACAAAGAGGAAAAGAATGAGTAAAATCGACAAACTTATAGCATCTATGCCGTCAAGAATGGCTAATGCAGTAATCCATCAACGCAAGTTACATGCTTGCTTGATGGAACTTACTGCAAACAAGTCAAGAGAAGTGGCGGCTAGAGCTATTTTTCTGAATTACCAAGATGGTGATGGCAGAAAGTTAGGTACGATTCCACATTATTACGAAAGACCTACAACTACTGGTTCTGTAATGGTGGAAACGTACTTTAGTTATATTGATAGAGTACATTAATTTTAAAATCTATACAAATGGATATAGAACAGTTAAATAAAACGCCTCATAATCAGATTTGCGACTTGGCAAGGGATAAGTTTATTGAGGTGTACAATCAGAAGTTCGGAGAGGGTGGAGAAGTGTTCTTTGAAGAACAGAAGGCTCTGTTTAATAATGAGCTTCTCAACGGCTCGTTTAAGGGGTATCTCGAAAAAGCAACATCGTTGAATATTCACGATGCCTTTATGAATTTAGCGATTAATGGATTGTCGCTAGAAAAGGGAACTACAACACTCTGTTACCTTATGGGTTATAGCAACTACGACAAGAATACCCGACAATCAACTTATACTGCTAAGATTACATATACAGGATATGGTGAGATTCTTCTTCGTCAAAGGGCTGGACAGATTCTTCGTTGTGACAACCCTGTAGTGGTATATGATTGCGATGATTTCCGCTTCGGTGAGCGTGACGGTCATAAATTTGTTGATTATGTGAAGACCTATCCACGACCAGCAAATTCACGTATCGTTGCTTGTTACGTAAAGATTATCCTTCCAAATAACTCATACGATTACTTCGTTCTTGACCGTGAAGGTATCGACAGATTGCGTGAATATTCTGCTAAATTTGGCGGTCAAGACCACAAGGCTAACGCTCTATATGGAGGTAGTTATACTGGTAATGATGGCAAAATGTACTTCAAGGATATTGATACAGGATTCCTTATCTCTAAGACTTGTAAGCATGCTTTTAAGACTTATCCTAAGTTACCTGTCGGTCTTGGCGGTATGTTACAAGCTGATATTGACAGCCGACCTCAACAACAGCAGCAACAAGAAGCATTTGGTGCTTCGCAAGCTGAAACACAGAAAAATGGTGTTAAGGCAAAGGTTGACGATGATTCTCCATTTTAATTTATAAAGTATGGCTGAAAATACAGAATTGCAGTTGGTACAACAACAAGCCAACAATATTACAAGACAGATTGCAACGCTCAAATCAGATACAGAAAATGCGGTGCAAGCTAACAGAAAGTCTTATGAGGCATGTGTTCAGGCAGGTGAATCTCTTCTGTCTGATATTAGTGCTTCTGGTATGAATGATGCTCTTGACGAGAAAGCTGCTGAATTTATCAAGAAGGCTAAACTGACAGAGAAAGCAATGACGGAGAAACGTAAGGGTGTTACCCAAGTGTTTGATATTGTCCGTAAGGGATTTACGATGATGGAGAGCCTTATCTCTGCCAAGAATACAGATTCAGTTGTCTATAAGATTCAGGAGAAGCGCAATGAATATGCTGCCTACAAGCTAGAACAGCAGCGTAAGGCTGAGCAGGAGCGCCTGCGCCAGGAGCGTATCAAAGAGGCTAAGATTAAGTTGAAGACTGATACTATTGATACGCTCAACAATCTTCTTACTGAGCATTCTTCTGCTGCTATCAACTCACTTAATAATACGTTCTCTCTTCTTACCCTTGATAACAAGGATGAAGTTAAGAAACGTATTACAGAGTGTTCTGATGTTCTTGACCTCGGACATCTGTTCGTTAATAACAAGCCTTCATACTCTTCTGAAATTGAAGAGAATGACGCAAAGGATATTATGAACGGCGCATACAAGGAAATTTCCGCATCATTGCTTGCGTCTTATAAGCAGACTGTCACTGCTACACGTGACGAACTCCTTATGAAGTTTGATTCTAAGATTGCTGAACTTCTTGAAATCAAGAAGGCAGAAGAGGAACGCAAACGTAAGGAAGAGGAGGCACGTAAGGCTGAAGAGGAACGCAAACGCAAGGAAGAGGAAGCACGTAAGGCTGCCGAGGAAGAGCGCAAAAAGCAAGAAGAAATTCAGCGCATCAAAGATGAGGAGGAGCGCAAGCGCAAGGAGGCAGAGCTGAAAGCTGCCGAAGAAGAACGCAAGCGCAAGGAGGCAGAACTGAAAGCTGCCGAAGAAGAACGCAAGCGCAAGGAGGCTGAAGCTGCCGCTGCCGAGGCTGAACGTAAGGCTAAAGAAGAGACTATCCGTAAGGCTGATGAAGCAGCCAAGGAAGAGCAGCAACGCAAGCTTGCAGCAGAGCAAGAGAAACGTGATGCTGAAAACGCAGCACAACATGCTACTGCACAAGCTCAATCGCTCTTCGCTCAGACTTCTGTTGGCAACACAAGTAAGCAGAAAATAAAGGTCACAAAACGTCTTGTCGTTACTGACAAAAACGCTTGGCTCGATATTATTCAGCAGTGGTGGACGATTGAGGGTTCTTCTATGTCACCTGACAAACTTGCTTCTAAGTTGGAGTTTATGCGCAAGGCTTGCGAGAAACATGCCAACAACGAAGAAGAGTATATCGTTTCTCCTTATATTAAATATGAGGATGAAGTAACAGCTAAGTAATATGGCAGAGCAACCGTTTGACCCTTATTATTCACGTGGTGAGGTTTCCAACTCAGACCTCACCGCATTGAAGTTCGCTCTTAACCCACAACTCAACTTCGTTAAGGAATCAGACAAGAAAAAGGCATTCCATCTTGGTACTCTCGTTGATGCTCTCGTTACTGAACCAGAAAAGTGTAATCATTATGCTATGACGGTTGATGATGAGAAATACACAGAGAAGGATTGGAAATGGGGATTAGACAGACTTGCAGTTTTAAAGAAACAAGCAACAAAGGACAGATTTCTTGATTTTGTTCTAAAGAATGCGGTCGGTCAGAAAACATTCATCAATCCACACATGAAGATGGAATATCAAGGCTTCGAGTTTGAACTGCCTGTACGATGTAAGTTCGACTGGTGGCTTGGCGAGTTTGGCGGTGACTTGAAGACTACCGCAGCTACGTCACAAGAACAATTTGAAGCTCAGATTGATTTCGTGGACTGGGATAGAAGCCGTGCATGGTATATGGACTTGACGCACAGCATTGACCCTAGATACGGAAATCAAGACTTTATCTTTGCAGTTTCAAAGACTAAGAAGAAAGTATTCTACAAAAAGATTGAACGTGGTGACGAGTTGTATTTGCGTGGTAGAGAGAAGGCTCTTGAATGGGCTTTCAGAATGTGGTGTTTATTATAATTATTATTATGTCAGATAAACCAAAATTATACGATTATCAAGAAGAGGGTGTACGCATGGAACTCGCTATGAAACGCTGCATAAATGGTGACGATATGGGAACTGGCAAAACGATTCAGTCTATTGTTGCCATTGAACGTGCAAAAGCGACTCCTTGCTTGGTTATTTGCCCTGCTGCCCTCAAAGTCAATTGGGAACGTGAAATCAAGAGATTCACAAATCTTCGTCCGCTTATCCTTACGGATTCTGTAAACGCAACATACGGCTATCATCTTACTAAGATGGATTTGTATGATGTGGTTATATGCAATTACGAGTCTCTTGCTAAATATTTCGTTGTATCACTCGGAGAAAAGCCGTTAAAGCTTAAAAATTTCATTTTTAGGAATGAGGTCGATATTCTGAAATCGGTCATTATTGATGAGTCTGCAAGAGTTAAAGACCCAACGACAAGGCAGTCAAAAATAATAATGGGTATTTGTCAAGGCAAGGAATATATCTACGAGCTGACTGGTACGCCTGTGGTTAACCATGCTACTGATATGGCTTGTCAGTTGGCTATTCTTGGTAGAATTGATGAATTTGGCGGATATGGCGAGTTCTGTAATAGATATGGAGAAAACGAGAATCTCGAAGAGCTTAATCAAAAGATTCACGAAACATGTTACTTCCGTAGGGAAAAGAAAGATGTGCTCAAAGATTTGCCTGAACTAACAAGAACAACAATTAGTGTTGCTCTTGATTCTGAAACACAAGAAGAGTATGATACTTGCCAAAAAGACTTGCTTACATTCCTTCTTGAATATAAGAATTGCTCTGAGGATGAAGCTAGAAAAAAGCTACGAATGAAGGCATTAGTTAAATTTATGAATCTTCGTTCTATATCTGGAAAGGGAAAGATGAAAGCAACAATCGAGTTTCTACATGATACGGAAGAACAGATAATTGTGTTTGCAGAACATCGTGATGTTGTTGATGCAATCAAAAAGGAGTTTCCTAATGAGGTATGTTCCGTTACCGGCTCTGATAATCAGCAGCAGAAACAATGGGCTATTGACTCTTTTCAAGCTAAGAAGAAGCGAATCATTATCTGTTCCATTAAGGCTGCTGGTGTAGGGTTAACTCTTACAGCTTCATCGAATGTCGTATTCACGGAGTTACCTTGGACGATGGCAGACTTATCTCAGTGTGAATGCCGTGCTTATCGTAACGGACAGAAAAATGCTGTTACATCGTGGATTCTGATGGGAATTGATACTATTGACAGTTATCTTTATAGCTTGATTATGAAGAAAGGTTCTATAGCATCAAAGGTTACTGGTGAACAAGATTCCGCTATTAAGGATGTTGCCTACTTTGATGAGTTGGCTGATTTGGTTTTACAAAATTCTTTAAATAAAAAATAATGGAAATTCAAGGAAAAGTTATTGCCGTTTTACCTGAAAGAAGCGGCGTATCTGCAAGAGGTGAGTGGAAATCGCAGACCTATGTAATAGAAACACAAGAGCAATATCCTAAGAAGATGGCCTTTGATGTTTTCGGAGCAGACCGTCTGGCTCAGTTCAACATTCATAGTGGTGAGGAAATCCTCGTTTCTTTCGATATTGATGCTCACGAGTATCAGGGTCGTTGGTTCAACAGCATCCGTGCCTGGAATGTTACTAAGGTGTCACAACAAGCTATGGCAAGTTCTGCTAATGCTGCTGGCGTGGCAAACCCGACGAATCAGCAAAATCTGTTTCCACCTGAACAGCAGTCTGCACAGCAGCAAGCACAGCAACGAGGGAACTCTGATGACCTTCCCTTCTAATCAAGCGAGCATTCAACGCTTATGTGGTTCAATCTAAAAAATGTGTTTGAGCTAGAAAAGTTTAGAGCAAAAGTAACCGAGTTGGAAACCAAAGGTGCTATGGTAGAACTGAAAGAGAAGCGTGGGCGTTCCTTAAATCAGAATGCCTACCTTCATTTACTTCTATCAGCATTTGCTCTTCAATACGGCTACACTCTAGACGAAGTTAAGACACATTACTATAAACTGGTAGTGAACAAAGATATATTCCTAAGAGAAGGGATTGATAAATTTACAGGAGAATGCTATAAGTATCTTCGTTCTTCTGCTGACCTTACGAAAGACGAAATGAGTAAATCAATTTCTGATTTCAAATTGTGGGCAAAAGAAGAGGCTGGATTTGATTTTCCCGATTCTGATGAATATATCGCGCTACTGCATATTCAGCATGATATAGAAAGGCAACAAAAATACATACAATAGCTTATGATGTTACCAACTAACATACGTCAGAAGTCTAGCGAATTGTTTCCTAATGACGCAGAGAAACAGAGAATATTTTGTATGGGTGCTGCATTCTCGTTAGGAAACGATTTGTCGGATTTCGAGATTACTACAGAGCAAAAACAAGAAGAATATTATCCTTGCAAAGAAGCTCTTGATATGTGGCTTGCATACAAGAAAGAAAAACGTCAGACTTACAAGCCACGTGGGTTAGAAGCTCTTAAAAAGAAACTTCTACAGTTATCAAACGGAAATCCCGAATACGCAAAGGTTATCGTTGAGTATTCCATGGGCAACAACTATACAGGGTTGTTTGCTCCTAAAAATAATGGTGTGAATAGTTATGAACAACAGCAACGAACTTTCAACAAAATTAGTTCAATCCTTGCCGACTGAATGTAGCCAAGCGGTAGCAAAATATGGCAAACAATATGCGCTATTCTTAGACAAATATCCTACTCTGCAAAATCGGACAGATGCAATCACATCTGTATATGATTCTGTAGCTAGAGGCGGTATGTCGTTTGTTAGTATTGATAAGTACTTCAAAGAGGGTGCAAGCGAGTTTTGGATTAAGATGATGCTCATTGACTTGTTTATGGTTATTGGTGCTATTGATTCGACTACTCCTTACCAGTTCAAGGCGATGGCGCAGCGTATCAGACAAGAATACTATCACCTTACGCCTAGTGAACTTACTAGATTCTTCTACGAGTTTTCTATGGGTGAGTATGGCGAAATCTATGTAGGGAAGACAGTGAATCCTCAAAAACTTTTTATTGCTCTCGAAAAATACATGTGTAAAATCTATGAAAAGAGAGCTGAAATTGATTCTCAGAAGTTAGCTGAGAAACAAAAGAAAGAAGATGAGGAATCTAGAAGAAATGCAATATCCTACGAAGAACATTGCCGCTTAAATGGTGTCGATATTGAAAAATCACCTCTTGAAAAGCTAAAGAGAAAACTTGAAAAAGAATCAAAACGAGACCAAAATGGCAGACGTAAGTAAAATGGCAGAGGAATGGCTCAGTGAGCATCCTGACGCATCCAAGAAAGAAATATGGTTAGCTGGTTATTGGAAATCTACCGATAACTGGTGTAACCGAACTAAGTAAATTTTAGAATTATGACGCAGAAAGAACGTTTTGAGAACGCTACCACAAAGCAAGCGGTAGTGTTCATCTGTATCTACTCCTGGGTTATTGTGAGAAACCTAGGAAGAGCAATCAATAAGGCGGTTCACAAGCTGCCCTGGTTGTTCATCGTGGTAACGGTAGTAATATCATTCATCGTTAGCTTCGTCTTTATTTCTAAGGCGAGGGCAGAACGAGATAGCTACAACCAGAAGCTAGTACACGCAACACAGCAGCTTGATAGTTTCTATGCTGCATACGGAAACATTAAATCAAAGTAATATGGACGGAATGGTAATCAATAATTTGTCTGCACAAGTAACTACCGAATGCGGACTGCTGCAACAAGAACTTCTTAAATCGTTTGTTGAGGCTAGAAAACAAAGAGGTATTATGGAAAGCTTAATGCAAAGATTAGCGGCAAAAAAGATGAATGCGATAAGAGATATGTATGAGAACGTTCGTGTTACACATAAAAAATTTGGCGAGTGTGGTAGCGACTTTTATATTGATGCAATCGCTAATGGAATTACGTTGACTCTAAAATATTACGTTAATAGGATTCCTTTGGACGGTTTATCTAAGCACGACAAAAGTGTTGCTAAACGTTATAATGAATATGTGTACAGTTACGACACAGCCAACAATGTATCGTCTGATTTTAAGACGTTCCATCCATCATTCGGTTTTACTGGCAGTTGTTATTGGGATTTTTCTATTGATGAAATTCTCGAAAGCGATTTCTTGACTAAAGGTATTCGTATTGTTAGTGAAGCGGATAGCCCATTTGATATTTTTCTCAAATAGTAGTATATGAAAAAGTACAAACATACAATAATAATGATTCTGCTTGTAATAGCAGCAATTATCGCAGGGTGCGGTTTTATCTGTTTTATGGTTGAACACATTTTCCTTTCGCTTCTGATGGTGTTCTGTATCAGTTGCGCATTGGCAGTAGAGAGGGAGGTGTAGGATATGGAGATTTGGAAACCAACCCCTATGGCAGGTGTCAAGTGGCTTATTCCGAGGATGTACACTTTCGATGATAAGTCGCAGTACAAGACGTACAAGATACCTTGCAAGTATAAATACTCTACAGTAGAGGTCAATGCAATCCTTCGCAAGGTCAAGACGTTCCTCGCAACGTATGTGTATATCCCTTGCGTCATCTCCGATTGGTATTTAGCCAAGCTTCAGGGGGTGATGGAACACAAGAAACTCTATCGCTTCGAGGCGAAGAGAAACCTTGAGGAAATCAAGTCGATAGTGCGGAAAATCATCAACTGGTTCGAGTTCGACTTCTGTAATGCCGACTACTTCGACGAGCTTTCTCTGTCTTACATTGATGCCGTATCTCCAGATATGGAGAAGTTTCAGAAGTTCATAGAGGTCAAGCTCGCTAATCTTGGGCACAAGAACGTCAGAATACCTGCATTGTCTTACATCTGCTTCCAAATGCTTTGCGAGGGATTTGTGAACTACAATGCAATAATGAGTGGAGCAAAGACTGACTACGATTTCGACTTCACAGAACTGTTTCATTATCTCTGCCCAGAGCTCGCTTCCGAGAAAGCAAAGAAGTTTATGGTGTCAAGAGGTCTCTCCGAGGAGTTCGTCTTGAAGTTCAACGAAAAGAAAGAGGTAACTGAGATGTTCGCCAACATCGAGCGTATCTTCATCGACCAAAAGATGCAGAAGAATGCCGCCAAGTCTGCATTCGATACATTGGACGAGGAAACTAAAGCCAGTATGCTTTCTGGTGGCGATGAGATTGAGAAAACGCTCAACAAGATTGAAACTAACAACTTAAAGAAGAAACAAAATGAAAAAGATTCCAACGCTGTACACAAAGAACAGTAAAGGTCGCTATCAGGAATACAAGATTCCTGAGAACGACATATCAAAGACGTTTTATCGTAAGATAAATGGAAAGTATGAGCCTGTTAGTATGCTCTCGTATAGTCCTCTAGAAGAGGGCGTATGGGTAGTCACTCGCGAAAGTTCGACAATAGAGCATATCCGTGGCACTTACCTTCGTGAGTGCTTTCATCTTGATAAGGCTGCCGACATTGAGCGTTTTCCTCTGTCTAAGATGGGGCACATCAAGAAGGTTGCAGAACGTATCATTGATGAACTGAGACTTTGTAATACAGACACTAGAGTTATGACAAATCACGAACTTGTCAATTTGATTGTCGGGCTTGTTTATAAATACAACGAGGAGGTCTAATTATGGAAGATTTACCTGTAGGCGCAGAAATCGTCTTGAAGGTGGTTGAGACAGAGAAAGAACAATGTAATGGCTGTTTTTTCGATGAGATATGTAACAATATCTATGAGAATGTTTGTGGAGATTTTGACTGTAGCGCAAGCTCTAGAAAAGACGGAAAGGCTGTTCAATTCAAAAGAGTAAAGTAATATGAAAGAAAATATTAATATAGCGAAAATATTAAAGAATAAGCCAGAGAAGACAATCTTGTATGACGCAATGCGTGATATTAATGTATCTCTTTATGTTGTCGAAAAACAAAATGGGGAGACCAATATCTTCTGTGATGGTATGGAGAAGTTTAAAGGATGTAGTTTTGTGTATTCTGATACAGGAGCAGATTCTATATTCCGCAAAGGAATGCAAATTCTTAAACCATCCAAGGAAATGCAAGACTGGGAAAAGTTCTCGTGGAAGAGGGGTGATGTGCTTATCAGTAGTGATTATGGATTTGTGTGCATCTTCAAAGAATGGGCATCTGATGACTATACTAAATTCAACGGATGTTATTTTGATGGTATGCCAAATGCTTCAACGGCTAAGTATAGCAAGTTAGATAACAATATTGCCTATGGTTATATCAGAGAGATTGAGAATAGATGTGGCGGTAAGTTAAACCTTGAAACTTTGGAGATTGAAAAGTCTGAGTTCAAGAATGGGGATATAGCTTTTGCCGAATATGGTAATAGACAAAATGTATTTATAGTATCAGGCAAAACTGATTTGTCAGAAGGTTATAACTCATTCATTTCTTTAGATTTAAGTGGTTTAACTTTGAATATTGGTTACAGAACTAGTTTCTTTAAGAAAGGCTTTTGTAAACTTCGCCTTGCCACTGACTCAGAGAAACAGCAACTCTTTGATGCTTTATCCAAGAAAGGCAAACGCTGGGATGCAGAGAAGAAACAGATTGTGGATTTGAAGCCAGAGGTTGAGCTGAAACCATTTGATAAGGTGTGGGTTAAAGATAACCCTTATGGAAGTTGGGAGCCAGCTCTCTTTTGGAAGAAAGTGGATGCAATAGACCTTCATCCCTATATGGTTATAGGAGGTAAAAGGTATAGATTTTGCGAACCTTACGAAGGCAATGAGCACTTTTTAAACGACTAAAGATGTGGAGGGTTAGGTATGAAAGAGCTTAAAGATTTGGTTGTTGGTGATGATGTACTAATTACAAGTAGGTATTACAGACGTATCGCCAAGGTTGATAAAGTGACAAAGACTCAAATTATTGCTAATAACGATCAATTCATATTCAAAACGAGTTAGTCTTGGCACTTAAAGAGTTGGAGGATAGAATATGATAAGAGAAGAAGTAGAAAGGAATATAGAAAAATGGCGAGAAATCACCAGACCTTTTATAGATAAAAGGGACAAATTAAATGTAAGACGCGAAGAGTTACTTCGAGAAATGAAGCAACTTCAAGAAGACTATATTAAAGCCTTGCCTGTTAAAATCGGAGATAAGATTATGGATGAAGATGGACGTGTAGGTTGGCTTTCCAAAATAGTTCCTTATCGTTCACCATCGGAAAGGTTTATGAGAGCAACATTACAATTGACTCTCTTCTTCCATATGGAGAAAAAAGATGGTACTCGTGACAATCGTGAGGTTTATGTTCATGGTCTCCCAATCAAATTATAACTATTATGGACAGAAATCAAGCTAAAGAATTTTATCCTATCTTGCAAGCTTTCGCAGAAGGTAAAGTAATAGAGACAAGAACTGACCCAAATGTTGTTGGTAAAGGCTTGGAAGACTTGAATGATTAGACGGAAATGAAGGAGATTGAGTACTGGAATAATACAGAGTATCGCATTAAGCCAGAGGTAAAGTTTCGCCCTTTTGCCAACGCAGAAGAGTGCTGGGCAGAAATGCAAAAGCATCAGCCGATTGGGTGGGTAAAAGACAGAAATGGTAGTAAATTCGTAATTGAAAATGTAGATTCAAGAGGTTTTGTCGAAGTTTATGATGAGGGTACATGTAATTTTAAGGAAGTGTTTGAAAATCGCACCTTTGCCGACGGGCTTCCGTTTGGCGTAAAAGTGGAGGAATAGTTATGGCAGCATGGTTAGTTGATAAAGATGGTACAGAGAATATTTATTATCTGAAACCAGAAAGAAAAAAAGAGTATTGGGGCGCAGAAGAAAATCAGCCTCTATGTTATAGAGATATGATTGAACTCCCTCAAGGAACTATCAAGAAACTCATCGGAAGAGAATTAACTTGGAACGATGAGCCAGTAAAATTGAAATAAAAAAGGAGGTGTCTCCAGTGAGCACCTCCCCGAAAGAGTTAAAACGTAAGCTTACGATTTACTTGTTGATAAAGAAGTGGAATGGTTTACCATGAGCGTACTCAATAGTACCATCCTTTCTGCGGCGAGACCAACAGAAAACTTCAGTACCACTCTCTTTCTTTTGCAAATTAGAAAACATATGAGGCAACAACCTCCTTTCTGGCATTATACCCAAAAGCGGAATTGCTTTGAGCACCTTGCATGGAGCCACCATACAAAGAAAAACCCCAGCACTGGACTGGGGAAAATGTCTTTCGAGCGGAGGGCTAGGAGACTTTTATTGTTGGCGATTTCGCCAGGAGGCTGTTTACCTCGTTTCTAATTTGCGCTGCAAAGGTAGTGATTATTTTAATAACAATATCAATAACAAAGTTAATAAAGTAAAAACAACAGTCTATTTAGACTTTATATAAACATATAAATATGAAAATAGAAAATATCAAGTTCAAGGCTAAACGTCTTGACAACGGAGAATGGATAATCGGAAGCTTTATTGTAATGAAGATTCCTGCACTTAGCAAAACTACTATAGGTATCGTAGCAGCAGATGGTGCAACGCTTCATGAAATTGACCCTTCTACAGTCTGCCAGTTCACAGGACTGAAAGACAAGAATGGAATACCTATCTATGAGGGGGATATAGTTATGTACAAAGATAACAATGCGGAAAGAATAGGCTATATTAATTGGGATAGTAAAGCTTTCTGCTTTGGGCAAGGTCTCTTAGTTCATTACTCTTCTGAAGATATGGTCGTTATTGGCAATAAATTCGACAGAAAGGAAGGTAAAGAATGAAGAAAATATTATTTTATTCAATAATTGTATTGGCTGTGATTTTCTCAATCCCTTATGTAGCTTTGTGTATTATAGCTTGCCTATATATTAAAATAACAGGATTTGTTATTATTCCACTAAGCTCGTATGTTGGTAGAGCTGCACCTCTGCCAAAATGGTTTATGCGTTTTTCCGATTGGTTAGAATACTTAACAGGTAAAAGATTATGAAGATTAGAATAGCAAAAAAGATAATGAAAGCAAGGCTACTGATGAAAAAGAACAGTCATTGGTTTCATGTAATAAATCTTCCTTATTGGAAGATGAAACACAATTTGATGCTTACACATAAAAGTATAGACCACCGCATCACCAAGGCGATAAGTTTAACAAGTAAAAAGAAGAAATATGGCAAAGTATGAATATGAATACATGGTAACTTCGATAGTTATTGATAAAGCCGATGAGATTGCCAAGGTTCTAACTGGCAGATTCAATCAATACGGCTATGATGGTTGGGAATTAGTACAATATAACCTAATACCACCATCTGCATTGATAACAGCATCTACGATACCTTGTTGCGGTTCAATCTATATACTTGCGACATTCAAAAAAAGGTTAGAGAAATAGCGTATGAAGAAGATAAGTTTTAATCTCAAATATCTTATAACCAAATACGATTGGTGCTTTTATTTCATTCCAAGTTTAATCGTATGGAAGCCTTATAGTGGTGTTTATGAAATTAATGTAGCCTTTCTGCTTTGGGAGTTTAATATTAAATATCAATTAAAAAGAAATAAGAAATGAAGAAGGAAACATTTGATTTCTCGGAGGCTCTGAGAAGAATGAAGGAGGGGAAGAAAGTGAGAAGGGTAATTTGGGAAGAATGTGGAGCTTATATCCATATTGTCTCTGAGACTATTGTGGCTGTATGCGATGGCAAATTCTTTCCTTGTGTTTTCAAAGATTCTGAGGATATTCTCGCAACAGACTGGGAGGAGGTGTAAGGATGAAAAAGAAAGTATTGACCCTCACTGTCAGCAAGGAGTGGTTCGATATGATTGTGGCTGGCGAAAAGAAGGAATAGTATCGTATTATTAAAGGTTATTGGGCAAAACGACTTCTTTTAGTTCGCTCAGAACTTGAAGAGTCATTCAGTAAACTAGACAAGGATTTGTCCGAGAAATGGGATAGCCTAAGTCCAGAAATGGCTAAGTATTGCTTTAATAGCCCATACTATAAAACTGTTCCGTTTACCCATGTCCTTTTTATCAACGGCTACCGCGAGGATAGTCCACGAATTGAGAAGGAGATTGAGAGTATCAGTATTGGTAAGCCGAAAAAGGGCTTATGCCCCGACAAGTGGCTTGATACCGAGTTTTTTATCATTAAATTCAAGTAGCGTATGACAAACGAGGAATTTTTCAATGCTCATATGGGTGAGCGAGTTCTTTATAAAGGTAAGGACATCGGGGCATACGTAGCAGGTTATGTAGAGGAAAAGTATATTATCTTAGGATTTGATGATTATACAGGCTGCATTCTGTGCTTCACTTCAAAAGTGAAAAATCTTTGTGACATATATCACTCATACCGATTCGCAAAGTTGAAGTATTTGGAAGTGATAAAACATCAGTAATATGGAAAAAGAAGAAAAATGTTGTGGTAACTGTCTTTGGATGGGACGCGAAGACATCTTAGGCAATGGATGGTGCTACAAAAAAGATTGCGAAACATCTTGTGATAAGGTTTGCAAGAAACATGAATTTTAAACTTTAAATATTTAAATGGAAAATAACAATTTAACATTAGACGAGTATCAGCAGTTAGCTCTAGAGACTGCTATTTATCCTAACCCTATCATTTATCCTACATTGGGATTGACAGGTGAAGCTGGTGAAGTTTCCGATAAGGTTAAGAAAGTGTTGCGTGATAACAATTCTGTTTTTACAGATGAAAAGAAGTTGGAAATTGCTAAAGAGATTGGTGATGTACTATGGTATTGCGCAACACTTTCTCGCGATATTGGATTCAAACTTAGTGATATAGGAAAAATGAACTATGACAAACTTCACTCTCGCCAATTAAGAGGAAAGTTGCATGGTAGCGGTGATAACCGTTAGTTTATGGTATGGTACTCTAAAGTAAAAGGTCTTACAGAGAAAGTAATTGAGTTATATCCCACGATGTCTTCAAGGGAAATAGCAGAGATTACAGGATTTGCCAAGACTACTATAATTCGGTGTGCTGCAAAGAATCATCTTAGGCACACCGAAGAAACACAGAAAAGAATAGATGAATATGTAAGACAGCGGAGGTCTTCTGGTAGAAAATCATACGACTATTCTAAATTGAGCGAGAAGATTACTCATACAAGAAAGATGGAATCGTGGCGTGTAAGAAGCGGTCTAGGACAAAATACGAAATATAAAGTTCGTATCACTCCAAAGCGCATACAAAATGCGATGTATCATCTTAGGAAAAAGTATGGTTATTTCTATGAAACTGTTGACAAAACTGTATTATATTACGATTCACAAACAATACGTGTGAAAAACGAGAATTACTATACTGAAAAGTATGGAATCTCTTTTATTCAGGCTGACGAATAACTTCTGTGCATTATCTATATGTTTAGGGGTGGCTACACATCGCGTGCGGTCACCCCCTTTTGTTTATAAATCAATAACCAAATAAAAACATAAGAAAAAACTAAGAACGTTTATGTAGTTTTAACTTCCAGTATATCCAATCCAAAAATGCGAGAATGCCTATAAAAAGACAAACTGATGCTATCTTACCTATATTCAAGAAAGCTCTGTCAGTCTTTGATAGTTGCTTGCCAACCTCAACTTTATATGGAATCGAATCTCGTACAATCAAGGTATCTGATTTGTTTCTTACAATATATCTGTCTTTATATTGAAGATGGTACTTGTCCTTGAAGACTGTATCACCTCTAATATAAACAGATACGCTATCATGCACATAGACGGAATCAGTCTTCAACAAAGAATCCGTCTTTACTACGACCCTATCTTTGTATTCTGTAACAGGAACATACTTAGTAGTAGTGCATCTACAGAACATTGATAGAATCAGCATTGCTACTGCAATAGCAATTAAAACCCTTGTTATCTTATCAATCAGTTTCATAAGCTACTGAATTACAATCGTTACTTTTTCTTTTTTATCCCAAGCTGTCTTCATAGTCTGAATGAGCTTGCTTGTCCAGAATCGAGAATCGCTAACCCATCCTTTCTTGTCGTTTTTACCGATAAGAATACAACCCTCTGTGTCTTTTGCGGAGTTACCGCTATGTATGCGTATTCCTTCAAATCCTTTGACATTCAATAACAATGGCAACATCTTCTTGAATTTGTTGGAGTAGGTATATACACATTCATAGCTGCCGCTTGGTATTGCAGTCTGCCCATACACCTTTTTATTCTTGATTTCGTCCAAATCCATTTCCTGATTCAATCCTCTGTCTGTATCTTCAAGAGTATTGCATCCGAACAATTTGCCATTCACGTACAGGCGGCTAATAGTATAGCCATCCTTTTTCCAAGCCCTATCAATTAGTACTTCCATTTTTGTTTTCCTCCTCTTTTTTATCAAACTCCTGATTCAATCTCTCCAATATCGGTTTCCAATAACTCGGCAATGCCTTCGCAAACTCAAACCTCAGAATGTAATAAATAACTCTTAATGCAACATTCTTAGGGTACGCCTTAATGAGATTTTTAAACGAATTGCATATATACACATAGCAGAATATATACGTAAGCATCTTAATCACAAATAATGCTTCTGTATTGTCGTTGCAACTTACCATGATTCCATACATGACATACACAATAACAATATACAAGAGCATCTCTAAAAGTGCGTTCTTGAACTTCGATGCAGAAAAGTTCTTGCATCGTACAACACTCACTCCGTCAGCTCGCATACCGCAGAAGATATTGAAGCCAAAGGCGATAACCAACGCCAAAACGAAGCCTTCCGTTGGCGTTGCAAAGGCAAGTATAGCTGAAAATATAGTAACACCTATCTGCCGAATCTGTGAAGAATCTAATAAATCTGTCATAATCTGTTATCCTGAATAATACATAAATATAAAGTTTCGGTCTCCGTTTGCAAAGATAGCAAAAAAAAACCGAAACTTCATTCAGAATAACGAAAAAAATTAGACTTTTAAATCATGATACGGCAATCCTCCGTTGTCCAAGAAAGAAATGCACTCATCGAAAATCTTACGTTCGTAATCGAGCGCATTGATTTTAGGAAACCATTTCTTTATTTTCTCATTATTTTGCTTAACCATTTCGCCCCAAAGGACGCACCAATCATTGATGGTGATGTTGTCATTATTGACTTCATGCCAATAATCTTTAGCAACATCCTTTGTGTGTAGCTGGTTAATGAGACAAAGATGTATATCTGCCATTTCTTCATCAAAATGGCACTCGCCAATCTCACATTGAACTTGCTTCATCATATCAAGCATTACACCGTCATTCATTCCAACTTCGCAACAATCAGCCATTGTCGCAACACAATTCTTAATAGCCTGTATATCGTTGCTTGCCAATATGTTTTCAAATACCTTTTTCATAACCGTATATTTTTAGTGTTACTTCAAGAAATATTCTCTGATGTCGTACACACCATCCTTGTCTTTCAGCAGATCAAGTGCGAGGCTGTGTGCATACTTAACCAGATGCTCTGTACCAATATCCTTCACGTCTTCCTTGCCGAGCATCTTGGCAATAGTGCATCCATGGTCGCTTACAACCTGATTCATAGCAACGTAAAGAGCATAGTCGTTATAGTAAGGCTTCTCCTCTGTCGCAAGTCCTAGACCAGTCATAGCATTGAGCCATGTCTGCATATCCCAAGTGGCATGTGGATTCATTCCGTTCACAATCTCTGAAGCCTCCTTCTTGGTGAGATAGTTCTTCCACTTAATTGCACAAAGTTGCTCAACGTACTCTTGCGCCAACTCTGGGTGCTTCGATGCCATATCCTTCATCATGCAGCGCATCGTATCTCCGAATGTGCGCATATACTTTACATTAGTTGATGATGCCATCATTCCGTAAAGCTCATCAAACTTACTCATAATGTCTTTTGTTTCCATATCTTGTATATTTTAACCTATTATCAAATCTTTCAACTCTACAAAGTCCTCCTCTGTGAAGTTGATGCTTCGCTTGCTTCCAAAGAGGATAGCGGTGGCAATTCCATCCGGCAGGTCAATAGACACAACGCCTTTATCGATATGTCCGTGAATAAAACCTACATCGAATTTGTAATCTTCCACGGATTTTAGCATCTGCATCATATCTTCAAATATCGTGTTGGCATCTATGTTTCCGTTCTCATCGGCGATGAATAGGGTAGCGTTGTCAATGCTCTTGCCCCAACTATCCTTGTGTTTGGCGATGATATTGTGCGATGCCCGCTTCATATACACGGAAGGGATAGCCAATGCAGGATTCTCCTTAACCATGTCGCTAATTCTTGCGTCTGCCCACAAATCAAGCGATGTAAGCAGCTTTTCTTTCAATTCTGTTACGTTCATTTCTTAGTTTCTCCTTTCTTTGTTTTGTTGTACCAAATGAGATATTCTTGCCAAGTTTTGTCGCTGTGGTTAGTCATATAGTCGTTGAGCATAGCAGATTTCTGTTCTTCTGCTTGCGCTACTTCTTTTCTTAGTCTTTGCATCAAAGATAAGTGCTTCTTCAATGCCTCCTGTCCTTGCTGAGTGCTTTCGATACGAGGACGTATGATGCGCAATTCCTCGTCTTGCACTAGCTTAGACACATATTGCAAGCTATTAACGTATTCCTGATTCTGCATCAAGTACTGACGTTGTGCGCCTGTAAGATTGTCCTCAATCTTATCAATCTCATCCCAAAGTGGGGTGGAGGATTGCTGCGCTTGCATATTGATAGATGCTCGCTTCTTCTGTATTGCCTCATACATCTTCTGTAGCTCGGCATCCATCATCTGCGGCTGTTGCTGACCTGTGCCCATATCAAGCAAAGGGCTGTTCCCGAAATTCATCATAATCAATATCTTTAAGTTGGTGATATATTATAGAGAGGTGAGAGGGCATCTACCAACGAGGGCAAACACCCCTCACCAACTCATTTTTTCTTAGTCCGTCTAACTGACTTCCTTACTGCTCTGTTACGCTCCTGTAGTGGGAGTGGAAGGAGCGGTGCAATTACAGCCGTAGCTGCCATAACCAGTAACTACTGGCGTAGAAGGGAGCACAAGCTGACCATCAATCTTGCGGCAGCACTTCTCGTTAACGTAAGCCATCATAAGCTTCTCCTTGTAAGGAGTGAGGGCTTCTATAACGGCTACCTTCTTGTCAAGGTCGCAATACTTAGCCTGCAACGCATCGTACTGGTCTCTCTGATTCTTGTACAGACCGAAATCCGCATCAATCTGAGACTTGTAAAGACCGAACTCAGCCTCCATTGCACGGCGGTTCTCAGCGTTGATAGCCTCAGTAGCACCCTTGTACATAGAGAACTTCTCAGCGATGTCTGTCTCACGCATAGCGTAGAACTTGTTAGCGGTGTCAAGCTTCAAGCCGAACATGTCGGTAAGCAACTTCACCTCATCAGCACATTCCTTCTCCATTACCTGCAAGGCGGTTGGCTGATTTGAGCTTGAGTTAGCTCCGTAAGTGTTGATGTTTACGTTCTCAGGCATATTGCTGCCGAGTGAACCAAATACGCTGCGGTTGTTACCGCCAAGCAACCAAGCACCAGCACCGAGTGCTGTGCCGATGATACCAAGGGTAAGACCAGCATTGCCTGTTGCCTTAGAAGCATAATCATCGTGCTTCTTTCCCTCTTCGTAGATTTTCTTCTCTACTACTTTTGCATCTGTCATTTCCATGATACAATCTTTTTAAGTTATCCTTAATATTAACTAACACTATTGTAACGTTACGGATGCAAAGGTACGAAGAATAGGGGAGAGCAAATATAACTCTATCACAATTTCTTTTAGTGGCTGATTATCAGAGATTTAAAGTGATAGTAGGTAGTATCATTTTGAGGCAATATATATTTTTGAAGAAATATTGTATATAATTTCTCCGAAATATTGTATTTTTAAATCCACGAAATCTGGGAAGTCAGAGTGACAGTTGCAAAAATTGCAACAGTCACTCACGCAAACTGAAACAAAAAAAAGAGAGGAAATCACTTACCTCTCTTACTCTTAATGAAGTGCAGAATATCCCACTTCTTCCAATATCGGGTGTGCCCACGCTTCTTACACTCGCCGTTTGGAATGTCACCCCTCGCCACCATTCTATTTAAGGTAGCATCAGAAACGTGCAGTTTCTCCTTGACTTCCTCGGTAGATAGCATCGGGTTGAGAGCATACGGCAGATAGTTCTCACAAAGGTCTTCTATCTCATCGCTACTCATTCCGCAAGCAGTTACCTTCTCCCCTCTCTTCTCTTGCTCGTCTGCTCGAAAACAAGAATCCGATAACGATTTTAATAACACTCCCAAGGTGTGATAACCAAATAACTTTCCCATATCATTATAATCTAGAGATTAAACTTTGACAGCCCTTGCCTGAGAAATACTTATCGGCAAAACCATATACATAAAATATAATGGTCATTACAAGTATTACAACATTAGCTTCCACCATTTCGTTGGTGGTAAAAACATTCCAGTATACGATATGAATAGCATTTATCCCAAATAGGTAGATGATCATCGGAATACGCCATCTGTAGCAGAGCCAAAAGAATCTGCTCGCAATTATAAGTACAAGCGGATGGATGTAAACGGAAAAATAGATAAATGCTGCCGATACCCAATTCTCCTTAAACCATACGCACATTTCTTTTTCATGAGACGCAAATGTTACCATACATGCAATATGAAAAAGCATGATAAACAGAGGCATCACTTCACAATAATACTTAAACCAAGTGAGTAGCTTTATGCTGTAGCCTCTACCTGCAAGGATAATGACGTTTATCATTTCGCTAACGTCCATGTCCTTAAACATTACTCTTGACAACTGTACAACACCGACTGATTGAACTAACCGATGGACTTCATCTTCTTCCTCTTTAGTCATAAATTATTCTCCTTTTGTTTTTGGGGTTATTATTTATTCTTAGTTCCTCATTCTTAATAATAAGGAAAGTTCTGCAAAAATAAACGATTTTGCACAAAAATATTTATTTTGAGCAATATTTTTATAGTTAAACTTTGCTAAAGTAACAATCCGTAAGTTTGTTGTTACTTTTTCGTTACCTCTTTCTCATTTTTCGGTAACGGAAACATTGTGCTTTCAGATTAATTTTGTATCTTTGCGGCAGAAATCAAAACATTAAGATTATGGATATTAAAAGATTTGATACTTATAGAGGTGTCTGCATAGATTGTATCGGTACAAAAGGTGACGTTTCCGTTGTGGTTACTGATACAAAATACGTATGCAAACCAAAAGAAGATACAGCCGCCTACGAACTATATAAGCAGATAGAAAGCGGAGATGTAATAGCGGTCGCATTCTACTATGTCAAAGAGTATTCTGGAATGGACAGAATCATTCGTGTTATATTTATGTCAAAGACGGATTTTGAGAAAATGGTATCTATAGATGACTGTCAGTATATCGGTAATAAGATTCATGGGCTTCCGATGGGAATAGAGATGTGCTCACTGGAAGGTGCTCATCTAAGCAGGTTAAGTATGTGTTGA